ATGTTGCAACGGTGAGCGTGTCGGTCGTGTTCGCTGTAATTGTACGAAGTTGCCCTGCACCTGTACCCGATACGATGCGAACCTGTGAGTTAACCCATTGGGATGCAGTCCATGTCTTTGTGTTATTTACCAAAGTGGTAGCCGTTGCGGAAGTTGCAGTACCGGATGCAAGTGCCACATAATCCTGGTCATACCATGATGGGGTTGCTACCAACTTGCCATCCGTTGCAAGCGATGCAGCCAATCCGGTTTGAGATAGGGTAGTCCATGTGTTTGTTGCATAATCATATTTACGGAAAGAACCTGATGCCAAAGTACCTGCGCCAAGTACATACCATACAGGTGTACACAAACGATATACGGTTGATGCAGAGAAAGCAGATGCCTGTGTTGCAACTGTTAGTATAGCGTTAGTTCCAATAGTGTTAGAAACGATTTGAAGCGTTACTCCTGCGTTCGGGCCGGCAAGGATGTGAACCGAATACCCTGCAAGTGAACGTGCAATAGTTTGGTTAGTTGTGATTGTCGAAGTAGTGCCTGCTGTGGCGGTCAGCGATGCCCCGATAGTTGTACCTGTTGACCATGCCCCTGCGGTGGCGGCTGCGCCTGCTGCCAAAGTCCCGGCAAGCGCAGGTGAAGGCAACTGCACCCATCCATCCTCATTGGGGTTGTAAAGCCATGCAGAAGTTGTACCATTGACATACAACTGATTTTGTTTAAAGTGCCGGGAAGATGCAATGAAAGAACCTGCTGCAGATGCGGAAGGTGCAGGGGTTACTTGTTCCCATCTCTTCAAATCTAATATTTGTCTATTTCCGTTTGTAGTTGGCATTATGTTACGTTTATATTTCTTCTTAAATTATCGGCAGTCATTCTTTCAAATGATTGCACCTGTGAGTTGGCAGCCACACCACCTATAGTTGCAAGGTTGGTGATGTTCCAGGTACCCGATTGGTTAGCAGATACCGTACCCGATACAGGGGAAGTAACACCGGAAGGATCCACAAGCATACGCCCTGTTAATGGGTTTACCTGTGCAAGTCCGATAGTCCGGGTTAATGCCTGTATAGCCATCCTCATCGCTTCGATAGCCTGCATTAACTCCTGTGTAGCGGTTACGGGGAGAGGGGTAGTTTCGTTTACATCGTTAGCTACTCCATCCGTACCCCACACAGGCTTCACCCGTTGGTATTGCACTCCGCCAATATCATCTGTGGCAATTATCTCACCACTACCCGGTGTATATCCTACGTTATCTGCCATCTTATTGTAAGGTTAAAAGTCCGTTAACTTGGTCAAAATCAACCGTTAAAGATTCACCGGAAAGCAGGGTGATACTGCTGCCATAATCAAACCACCCGATAAGCGGCCCACCGGCAGCGGTAGAGTTGTAAACCACCACATAGCGGAATGGCCCTGTGCTACCACCTGTTGAAGTGAGGGTAGTATCGGCCACCACTAACTTATAAAGCCCACCCGATTGAGCAGATGAAGTAGTGGTTAAATTTCGTGTGGATAAATTCGTGTAAGTGATTTGAGTAATGTCGGCAAGCAGGCTATTCGCAGCAGTTGGTGCCACGTTAGATAGTGCAATGGTTAGCTGATTGCTCCCCAGATTGTGGGTGCCTTCTGCTACTGCTTCCACGAACGAATCGAATTTATTGAAAGTTGCCATCTGTAATTATTTATGCAAATTTACTCATTACTTTTCGATTTCAGCACCCCTGCAATCTTACGGGCAATGCCCCACTTATTCGCCTGGTAGAGTTTCATATCGGTAAGGTTAGTGATAAAGCAAACTTCAATCAGTACCGTTTCAGCGTCCGCTTTCATCCAGGCTAATGATCTGCGTGCAGTTAGCTTTTCGGGTCTGATTCCCCTGTCTTTAAATCCAACGGAAGTAAATATCTTCAGCAAGGAATTTGCAAGGTCTTGCTCGAATTTGCTCACGTTATCAGGTACAATTACCTCACTACCCTTCGCTTCAGCGTTTGCGGATGCGTTCCAATGGATGTCAACTAAAATATCCCTTTTGCTGAACTTACCACGAAGCCATGCAAGGGTCTGTGATAGCGCATTGGTATTGCTATCGGTAAGCGGCTCTATACCTTCTTTTTGCAGTTCAGCAACTACCATGTCCCGTAATTCAATGGCTAAATCACGTTCGATGTAGTTATTACCGGAAGCACCGGGATCCTTGCCACCATGCCCGGCTGATAGGATTATTTTTCTTCCCATGACTTATAGATTAGAAATGCTATAATACCTACGATTGATAACGCTAACCAAAACGGCAGCCGTTTGGTTTCCTTACTACGATATTCTGACTGACTGAAAGCCGTTACGCTGCCCGTTGCCTTAACGCTATCCTTTCGGATGCCGTTGATAACTTCTTTACTTGATGCCTTTACATTCTCATAGATAATGCGCTTGCGAAGGATAGGAACGGTTGTATAGGTTGTGTCGAATAGTTCTACTGTCTTTGTCTGAATGTCAATCCATTCCTGTAATGTACGGGTAGTATCAACTACAGATACCCTCATGGTATCGTATTCAAACACGGTTACCGTTTGTGTTTTTCCCTGCGATTTGTTTACTGAATTGCAGCCGAAAAGCACTATCAGTACTACGATTACAATGAAAACAAACGGGAACCAATTATAGTTTTTGTTCTGACTCATCTGGTACGATTGCATAGTTTTCACCATTTGCGAGAATTGCGGAGAATACCTCCAATAGTGTTGGCAGGAATGCGATAATAGTTGCTACGCTTGCCATTTGATGGTCGTTGAGTTTGAATATCTGAAATACTGCAATAACGGTAGGTCCGGATAATAACCCAATAACCCTCTTTGATTTGCGGTACCATTTAGGTGCCGGCTTGTTTACGTTGGTTAAACTAATGTTTGTCTTTCCCATTTCTGTACTTATTTATGTTCACGAATATTGTAACTAATGCGCTTGCAATGGTGCAGTAAGTTGCCAAATCCGATGCAGTCAGATGGCTGAATACCCATAAAAAAAGAGTTACAAGCAGTCCATTTATTCCTGCATCATTTGTTTGGTGTTCCATTGCTAACGTTTAATCAGTTTATAAAAGTTGAGAATAAAATCATCTATGAGTGTGTTATCCGTTCCCCATTGCTGCACGATGTGTGCAGGGATAGGCACGTTGCCATCTGTAACCTTCTTCCCCTTGCGGTCATACGCTACCACATAGGAATTACAACCCTGTGCGGTATCTCTGCCAAGTCCAAACACTACCCATGTAACTTGAGTGATAGTATCCTTTGTGAGTTTGTTGAACTCAACAGGTTTGACCTGTATGGATGCAGGAATAGTGTCTGCTTGTTGTACTTGCACCTGTACGGGTGCGGTTACTGATAATGTGATTGCGGTTGCGATTGCGGTGAGCATATTATTAGAATTTAGCGATTATTTTCCAGTTGGTACCATCCGACATTATTTGCACGGTGGCGTATTGTACGGATAGTGAATAAGTAGTTGCGCCATCAATAGTTTCGGATGCGTTGCCATCAACGGTTATCGTACCCGCTCCACTATTCTTTATGATTAGTATTCTACCTGTGCGACCAGATGATGCAGGGAGTGTAACGGTGAAAGTACCGGAAGTGCAATCAATAACGTAGTCATCATTCGTAGCGGTGTATGCGCCTGTTTTGGTAACGTAGGCTTGTTTGAATCCGATACCGGATATAGAACCGTTGACTTGTAATTCATCAACTGTGTTATCGGTAGGCAATGTTGTACCCATTAACACCCTTCCCGAAGTTGTTACACGCATCCTTTCGGTTGAAGTAGTCCAAAACTCTATCCTATCATTACCGCCATCAACATTAAACTTTGTTCTATCGGCGGTACTACCTCCTGATGCGCTAATAGTCCAATACCCAGGTACATAAGTTCCAGTAGATCCATTTTGGTAGTACCCAAATAACCCTGCATAAGCGTGTGCGCTATTTGTACTACCATAAGCAACATATGCGTAAATTGGATCTCCTGATAAAGTAGCAGAATATGAGCCGGGTGTATTACTTCTTGTTGACCTTGCTTCGTTTTGAACTCCTAATCCTGTTGAACTCCATGATAAAAATCTATTAATAAATTGTGTTGTTGTTTTATGAAGTTCCATAGCACTATTAGAACCTAAAAACGATGTAGTAGGCATATTAAAACCTATTTGATTTGAACTATTAACAAGCATAGTATTAACACTACCTGCTACATCATTAATTCTAAATAATCTACTCCCTCCATTATAATCATTTCCTACTCTCCATTGAGTTGTGCCTGCATTTTGAAAATCTACGTATGCGTTTGTTGTGCCTGTGCCGTTAAGTATTGCAAGGTTATTACCTGTCCCTGTTGCTTTTAGTATTTCAGCTATTGCACTCCCACTCACCTGCAATTTATCAACTCCGTTATCGGTGTTGGTGTTGATTAGGGTTGTGCCGTTAACTGATAGTTTCGCAGCGGGGGCGGTGTAACCTATACCAACATTGCTGCTTGTATCTATTCTCATTATTTCAGTCGAACCTGCCAGCCAAGTAAATCTTGCAGCACCTGTTGAAAAAGTATTTTGAAATCTTGCCTCATTCCCTACTTGACTAATTATTAATCTATTATCATTTCCTGTTGATGTTTCATAAATCTGCAAACCAACGCCTGATGGACCTCTAATATCTAACTTACTTGTCGGACTTGTTATACCAATCCCCACATTCCCCGATGGATTAATAGTCATAGCAACCGCAGATGCCGAATCAACTATTGATGAATTTCCCAAAGCAGTTGATGAAGTCCATTTAGGAACTCTATTAATGGTACCACTACCACTAATACCACCCCCTCCCCCACTACCTACTTTCTGCCATGTACGCTTATACTTCACATACAACGAACTATCAGCAGGTCTAATCAGTATCTGCGAACTATCAGCACTCACCCCTGCGGCCGTGTCCTTAGTAGGAATACCGATACCATTCACATATCTAACCTTACTACCCGTTTGCTGCCATTGTGCGGATGCGGATAGAGATAAAAGTATTGCACAGATTGTTAAAAACTTTCTCATATTATTGTACTAAAATTATAATTTTCTCACCTGCGAAGAAAGGCACACCCGAATCAACGGTCAAAGTACCACTACCCACAGTCCACACTACACCTGTGCCGGGTAATCCACTATACGCAATAGTTTCAAACGATGTGCCACCACGTGAGCCGTATATCATTGTTTTACCTGCCCCACCCGGTATAGCTATCGAAGTTTCACCACCTCCGGCGGTATATTGCAGTACCTGTGTAGTTGTACCCTGTATAACGATGCCCGTTGGCGTTACGGTGGTTCCTGCTAAACTATACACCCCTGTACCCTGATAAGATACCTGATACGTTGCGATGTCCTTATTTGCGCCCGTAATGGTGAAAGATTGCAGCCATGCCAAACCCGATACTATCACCAATCCCCCTGCCGTGCCATTGTCAATAACAAACTTCAGCGATACCAACTCTCTGTTCAGTTGGCTATTGAGCATAAACAGGTAGGAATAGTCATCCAATACAACAAGTCCATCCGCTTGAATAGACCATGAAGCGACATCGGGCCGGGATTCTCTGAACCAGGCACTACTGATATTGGTAGTTTCCATTGCATCCACCTCTACCGAAAAGGTGCAAGTCCTTGCACACGCAATGAGATTATCGGTCATTGCGATTGAGTTGTACCTGTAAAGGTTGAGTTTTTGTCCGGTTACTGGT